TTGTTCAAGTGTATTTCATTGTGACACTAAAGTATCAAGAGTAGATTTTACTTTTGCTTCATCTAGTGTATTAACTTTTTTTAGTGCCATAATTTTTAATTAATTATATTATATATAGTATACTATTTATTTTTAATTGTAAAATAAAAAATAGTCTATTTAAAAGACTATCACATAAAAGTAACAATTAATTGTGTAGTAGAACCATAAGTGTTAGTTCATACATTTATTGTTATTCAATTACTATCAAATGATACAAATGTAGCCCTTATTGTTTGAGAACTAGCATCAATATATTCTAAATCAATTAACCTATTTACTTTTTCTAAATGTATTCAATCAGAACTAGGATATTTTTGTCTAATTTTTATTCAACTACTTATAACTCAATCCGTTCATCAATCCCAAGTAGATAAATATACCCAGTCTTGAGCTTGTATTCTTACATATTTAGGTAAAAATCAAGATCAGATTATAGATATATTTCAGGTTACTCATCATAATATTGTAGCTGTTACAATTTTAAATAAACCTAATTGATTAGGTTTATTTCTTAACAAATTATAATCTAAAGCTTCTTGATTTCTACCATAATCATAATTAGGTGGTGTTTCTATTATCTCTGGACTAATTGCTTCACTAAAATCAAAACCTTTTTCTTTTTTTTCCATATTTCTAAATTAAATCATATTGTACTTTGTCTGATAAGAAAGCAAAATCATATACTCTTGTTTGTAATCTTTCATCTAAATAAGCATTATCTGCTTGTAAATCTCATTCTGTTATATGTATTGTAAATGTTATTTGATTATAATCGCCAGTATATGTAACTGATTTTCAATTCATATTATTGTCTGTATATAAGAATACTATTTCTCAATAATGTAAAGACATATATATTCAACTACTATCACCAGTTCAACTTACTTTTGTTAAACTATTTAATGTTTTTTCTACATAATTAAGATTTGTTGTACTTACCATTTCTAATTCTAACCATCAATGCCAAGCAGAGTTTGCTTCAAATAAATAATTAATATTTGTTATAGTTGAATTTCTAGAACCTATTGTATAAACACTTCATACTGTTGGCTTAGTAGTAAATCATCATATATAAATACAAACTTTTGTTTGCTCATCTTTTTGTGCAAATATTCATATAGAATGTTTAAAATAAAATGTTTTAGTTACATTTGCATAAGTAATATCATTAAATTCTGTAATAATAGAACTATTAAGATAGTAACCTAGTCTTATCTTTTTATTAGCTTTTTTATCTCATTTTATTCATATAATTGGGTTTATTGTAGAACTTCATCAAATAGCATTTCTATCTTGTAAAAAACTATCATTTGTATATTGGATTATGTATTGTTTAGAACTACTTTTAATATAAAAATTTCAATAACATATATAAATATTTTGAGTGTATTTTTGTATATTATTATCAAAAGTTTTTAATCAAACAAACATACAAGATATTCCAACAGAACCAGTTGTCGTTGGTGTTATTAATTCTGTTGTTAAGTTTCAAGGAAATCAAGGTTTATTAAATTGATATGTATAAACACATTTATATCAAGGTATAAATATTTTATTTCTATATGTTTCAATAGCATTTGTAAACTCACTTATAAATGTTCTTTGATATAAACAAGTAGGTTGATATCAGTTAGCAATATATAATCCATCATCACATATAACATAATCTACATTATTTATTGTTGCTACATTTAATATACTTCTATCTACCCAGTTTATTTCAGTATCTATTGCAACATTTCAGTTCCATATATATTGTTTTGATGAACTTCAATAATTTACATAGATATTATATTGATTTCATATCTTTGTTAATCATCTTATTTGTCATCAATCTAAAACTGTTATTGTTTTTTCTAATATCCATCAAGCAGGATTAATAATATATAAATTAATTCAAGTAGCCAAATATATTCTAAAATCTGTTATATAAAAAGGTGCAAAATTAGTATTTATAGTTAATCAAGTTAAGACATTTAAGGTTATAGTTGATAATCATAAATCTATTGCATTAGTATTATAAGTCCAGCTATCAATAGTTCAACCAGTTAAGGTACTAGAGCCATTTATAATAAATCATTTAGTTCAAATAACTCATGCATTTACTATATTTTTATTAGTGTCTAATATTGGTGTTACATCTGATGTTGAATTAAATATATTTCAGTCATTAAAAAATGTTAATCTGTTAGTAAAACTACTTCAAATTAATGTTTGTGTTATATTACTAGATAATGCAAACTCTGATAATGCTTTGGGTAAATATCAATTTGAATTATAAAAGTATTTACTTGATTTGTTTATATTAATACTTTTAGCTTCTAATACTTGTCAAATACCTGCTCAAATATATTTATCATTAGTTTCTCATCAATACCAAGAGTTTTGCAAAAATGGTGGTTGTGGTGTCATTATTTCAAATAGTTAAGATTAGGTAAACTTCTAGTAACAGGTGTCTGAATGCGTCAACTCATAGCTAAACAAACCTTATCAACTCAACTTTCAAACTCTTGTTTTGATACTAAGGCTTCATTTACTCTACTTTGACTTTCAAATAATCTTTGTTTTATATAATGTAATATGATTTTTGTATATTGGTCTGGAAGTGTATCAACATCAGTTAAAGCAAGTTTCTTTGGATACATTATACCATAAAACTTTATAGGACTTATTTCTAAAGGTGCTGGATATATAAAAATAGAGTTATCTTGAAGTAAATAAAAAGGATTAGAAGTTGTATCATAACTTTCTATATCATAATCAAGATTTTCTATTGTCTTTGGATCAAGTTTGGTATAATTTGCATCAGTAGATTTTATCTTCCAGCTAACTCATTTAACTTTATGAAATCAGTCTAAATAAATAGGCACTAAAGGAGTAGAATTTGATGCCTCATCTCATCTCTTAGCAAGTAGATATTCATTTTGTCATATAACTACATTTGTTTCTATATAATTGTAAAAATAGTCTTCTTTTTCTTCTATTATTTTGTCTATTAGTAAATCTCTACCATCATTAAAATATCTTAAAAATGTAGTATCTGATATTTGATTTATATCAACTCACATATCTAGTCTAAATTCAACTGCTGTTGTTGCTACACTCATTTTTCTTTGTTTAAGAAGTATTCTCTAACTTTTTGTCTTAACTGTTTTAATATATACTCATACATATTATCATTATAATCTTTAACAAGTATTTTTCATTCTTGTTTTTTATGTGTGTATATTAATTCTAGTACCATTGTTTTTGTTCAATCAGGCATTTCACATTCTTTTATTTCTTTGCTTTTGATTTTCATATTTCATTTATTATGTTTTTAACTGGAAACATTTTACTTAATACTTCAATAGCTTGTTTATTTTCAGTATTTATAATCCCTTTTTCATTAGCTTCTAGTTTTTCTCAACCTCTATTAATTACAAATCAAGGTCTTGTCATAAATTCCATAGGTTTTTAGTTATATATTAATACTTTCATTATAATAATATGTTTTTAAAGTCAAAAAAAAAGACTTTTTAGGGTCTTTTTAATAATTAAGCTACGTACTGAATTGCGATCGCCTTTGCATTCTCTCCAAAGATTTTTAATCAGTAGATAACTTCTGCAATTAAGTTTTCATAGAAACCATCAGGTCCTTGTCTAACATCATATTTGTTAAGTTGAACAACCATATTTACAGCTCATTCAGACATCATAATTACTTCTTTTGAAGCAGTTAATGCATTTGTTTTAACAATTTTAACTCAGTCTACCATACCGATATATCCTTTAAATCTAGTTTGTAAACCTAAATCACTTGCATCTAAGAAACCTGATTGTTTTAATAGGTTTGCATATCAAGGAGATACAAATGTAATTCTGTTATCTTCTCAAACATTTTGTTTATCTAATGCTTCTGTTAAATTAAGGATAACTTCATAAGAATTAGCTTTTGTTACTACAAGAGGAGCACCACTATCTATTTTATTAGCAGCAGGAATATCCGCAACTTGTGTAACAAGTATTTGGTCTCTTACTGCCTCATCTAACATTCTAGCTTCTGCTTCTGCAAATCTTTCAGCTACTTTTTCTTCAAGAGATAGATTTGATTGTGTCATTTCTATATCTTTTAAAGTAACCATTAATTGTTTAGTAACATTAATTACTAAATTTTCAGAAGTAATTACAAAGTTTGTTGCAACTATTGGAGCTCAAGCAACTCAAGCAGCAAAACTTAATGTAGGTAAAATTTGTACTGTTACAGTATCTCAACCTTTTTTTAAATCCCCTGTATAATCTGAATTTGTGTATTTATAAAATACATTTTTAATATCTCTATTCCTAATTACCTCTTTTGCAAAGATAACTGGTCTTATTATTGTATTTGCCATTGTTTTTTAGTTATTTAATAATAACTAATTTTTGAATTTAACTTTTCAATTAAGTTGTAATTCTTTTACTTTATTATATTCAGATTGTGACATCTTTTCTAACTCTGCATAAGAATATTCTGTTTTTCAAGACACTTCTCAATCAGTTACATTCATAGAATTAGTTTTTTTTCTGTTTTCTATTGTTTTGTCATCATTTTCTATAAGTAATTTAGCTTTATCAAGTGATAATCATAATTTCTTATATTTTGCTAGTTCTTCTTTATAATCTTCTAAATCAGGATTTTTAGATATAAATTTCTCTATTTCTAGTTCCTCTTTAGTTATAAATTCTCAAGTTTCTTCTTTAGGCTTAGTTTTAGCTTGTTTTTTTAATTCTACAAGTGCTTTCTCAGCTTTTACTCTTCTAGCCTTTTCTTTTTCATAATCCTCAACTGTTAATTCAGTTGCATTATCTTCTTCTTCAAAAGTATCTTCTGTTTCTTCAACATCATCTACTTCAAATTCTTCATTTACCATTTTTACTTTGGTTAAGCAATTAAACATTTTTGGAAAGTATGTCAAACTCCACCTAAAATTTACTTATTATCTAGTTTTTGTCAAATAAAAAAGAAGCACTAGGCTTCTCTTTAATCATAATCAATTCAAGGGATTTTCTTCGGTTCATATATTTCACGCAAATAACTTTCTGTATTATTAAAAAAATCTGTTCTTGCTCTTTGATATATTTGTCATTGCTTAATAGTATTTCTATCTTTCTCATCATCAATATCAAAAGTAGCTAGTCTACTAAATAATTCATCGTTTGCTTCTTTTTCTATTAGTTCTAAAACTTTAAATCAAGGCATTTTTTTAAGTTGTTTTAAATCTTCTTTTTGTTCTTTTGTTAGTATCATAAGTATTAATTAATTATAAACCCTGAACATTTCAAACTGGCTCTTGTGCATTTTGATTAATATTATTTTGAGCAATATTTCCAGCTTGTTCATTTCATTGTCATTGTATATCAGGTCATAAAGCTTGTTGTTCTTCTACTTTCATATACGCAAATTTTGTATATTCTTTCATTGCTTTAGCTTTTGCATCTGTATCCATAGCTTGTTTATATATATCTAAGAATACATCAGGATTTTCACCTAAACTAGGATTTGGAACTTCTATATCCATATTTAATAATTCTAGTCTTGCTGTTGCTTTCATTTCATCTACACTTTCTCTTATATATTTTTTACTATCAAAATCTCTAACATTTGATTTATCTCACATAAGTCTTAATAACTCATTCTTAGCATACTCACTTGTTATATTTGGTAAGTATAAATTAGAGATGAAAGTTAATTTATTAAACTCTTTGTCGTTCTCTATTGCTTGTTGGTTTTTACTTATAACAACAACTTGTACTTTTCAATCAGCTATAAAATCTTTTTTTGATAATTCAAGGCTCATAGCTGTTCATTTTTGGAACATACTTATTGACTTCTTACCTTTTCACATATTCAAAGCATAACTTCTATAATGTGCAGTCCGATATTCTTTTTGTCCTCTTAAATAGTTGTTGCTAATCCAAGCAAGTATTTGATTAGCATTTTGTTGTAGTGTTTGTATTTCTGCTTTTGTTTGTTGTCCTGTTTGACTAACTCAAAATGATTGTTTAGTTACACTTGTTGTTTCTTCTGCTCTTTGTTCTAGTTTTTGGATAAGTAAATCTGTATATTGACTAGGATTAGGTGGAGTAAATGCATAAATACCATTTTGTGTAGGCATTCAAGACTTATTACTTATTGGTAATACTCTTCATCAAGGTCTTCATTGTCACATTATAGTTGTATCTAATCCTAACTTATCATCAATAAAGATATCAGGTCATAAAGCTTGTATTCTAGCATTAAGTATTTGTAGGTTTGTTAGTTGGCTTATTAAATCTTGAAATACTAATACTTCATCAGCAATACTTACTCAACAAACACTTCATAGTTTTGGTTTTCTTCTATGTAATTGTATAGGAAATTTAACTTTAGCAGGTTTTAATTTCTCGCTTGAAGTTAATGGCTCAATTTCTATATATCTTATTAATGTTGTGTTATTCGCTCACCAAGTTGTTAATACTTTCATTCAGTTATAAACCATAAAATGGTCGTAAATATCAGCCATTCACTCATTATCTTCTATATTTCTTTGATTATTTGCATTATTACTAGCTCTTTCTGTTTTTGTTATTTCTTCATCAGTTGTATTTTCTATCTTTTCAACTTGTGATTTATCAAATCAAGCCGTTTCTTTTAACCGTTCATAACTTACTCTTCTTCTAACTCATATAAATCTCATTTTAGAGCCTTTGTAATTCTTAGGGTCTATTATTAAGTTAAGAGGATTAATTATATCACTAATAGGTTGTTTTTCATCTTCATCCCGAGCATCTATAATTGTTGCAGCTAATCAGTAAACAGAATTATAGTTTACAATATCTTCTCTCATCTCGTATAAATCCATATCAGTATCATCATATTTTGCAACAAGGTTTGCATTCTTCATTACTTCTTTTCCTAAAATACCTCAATTAGTTAGAAACTCTATATTTATATCATCAGTTAAGAATAAAGAATTTTCTAGTTGTATGTTTTTCCATAATAACGGGATTCTTATTTGTCATTCAGGTAAGTTTGGGTCTAAAACCTTATCAAGAATAGTTCTTTTTCTATCTAATTCACTTTGTATATGCGTAAATCACATTTGATATTCTCTTTGCACTTTTCAAGATAGTTTCTCTTGAAGTTTTAATATATCCATATTATAAAGTTAATATTAATACTTTCATTTTAGTTTTTTTAAATAATAGTCAAATTATTAAAATCAATAGTTAGGAATGTATGGTTTATTTTTAATCTCTACTTCATGATTATTTAACTCAAAATAACATCTCATCATTAATGTGTCAGAATAATCAGGACTTCTTCAAAGTTTATTTTTAATATCTTCTTTGCTTATTATTCTTATCTTACTATCTTTATCTATATCAACTTGCACAATAATATCAAGTTCTTCTGATAATATACTAAAATCTTGTGGTAATACTTTTAATTTATTAGTATTTACAAGTTTAGCTAACTCAAAAGTACATTGTGTTTTTAAATTAGCAAAATTAACTTTCTTTGTATCATCATATTTAGCTTCAAAAGGTTGTATACAACTTGAATTATTAATAAATCATTTACATCACAAATTATCAACTATTCATCAACCAACTCAATCTTCATCTACTATTGTGTTGCTCATTCATATATTATATTTATAAGCAAGTTCTTTTATTTTATTTTCTATATCTATATTCAAACATTTTTCAAAAACAACTCTATCTATTTCTTCGTATCAATCCCAAACACTTATAACTGCTTTATCTTTTCATTTTCTAGCTACATCACAACTAATATACTTAACTCAATTATATTTTCAATTAGTTAATAAGTCTAATATCTTATTATAATCAAATAATCTTCAAGGTGTATCATCATAATCAAAGTTTCAATAAAGCAGTCTTTGAACAGTTACCTCATCAGCCTTTTTTAAGTTATCTATATATTCTTGTGATATACTAGGATTATCTGTAACAAGTGATGGAACAAATGCTCTATCTTCTCTTATTGTCCCATTTTTATAAGGCGCATAAAATTCTCTATATATCCAGTTTTTAGCAGGATTACAAGTATATAATGCTTTAGGTATTGTTTTCCATCATTCTCATTCTAGTTTACTATATCTTCATTTTAATATATTAATAGCTTGTGTTTTTACTTCTTGTGCTTCATCTATAAAAGAATAAGTTAATCAATAACTTCATAATCTATCATAGTTTGGATCAGAGGGCATATAAGATAAATCTATTAAAAATATAATAGAGCCATTTTTAAAAGTGATTATTGAGTCTTGTGCATTATAATTAAAATCTTGTCATTGTTTTATATCTAAACTTTTTGCTACTTCAAAAAAAGTAATAAGAGTTGTAGCTTTAAGTCTTTTTAATTCATTTCTTCAAATTAATCAAGCACTTCAAGGCATAGAGTAAGCATTTATTATGCACCAAGCACATCAAAGATAACTTTTTGCTCATCTTGCTCAACCTCAATAAAGCACCTCATTAGTTATATTGTCTTGCAATAACTGAAGTGCTTTAAATTGTTTTTTATAAGGTTTAAATATTATTTTCCTCATTTGGGTTTATTATTTGAATAACAGCTGGTAATTTAGTTCATCATTCTTTATCTGTAACATTTCATTTGAATATTGTATATCTTCAAGCACTATCTCTCATAATATCAGAAAGTTCTTTTGCTTTTATTTGTTTTAATTCTCTTTTATCACTTATTCTTCTATCTAATTCAATTAATCATTTCTTAACTAAATTAATATCTAAATCACATATTTCAAGTATTATTTCACTTTTTGCCCCAATTTGCCCCACTTCTTGCATTGCTCTATTTACTGATGATTTACTTACTCAACTTTCTTTTGCAATTTTTCTTTCAGATGATAAAGGATTTTTAATAACTTCTTTTAAAACTTTTGCAGTATTTTTTGCTTTGTCGCTTCTCATTATGTTT